TGGCATTTACAGCTAAAACATACCTATATGGACCTATGAGTAATCAAGGTATTATTAAAACTGCTCAAGCAGATTTAGGTTCAGACACAGATAGTCCTTTGACTAGAGAAGAAAGAATTGTAATTACTCCAAATCCAACAAGTGCTGACGCAGATGATGATTTTGGATTTACAACAACTATAACGAGTTTTACAGACGGAAAGAGATACAATCCGGTGAGTGATACAGATGAGTAAATTAGAAGATAATGTAAATGAAATTTTAGGCATAGAAAAAAAAGAAGAAAAGTTTTCTTTAAAAGAGTTTGAACAACCAGCTCCTGTTCCTAAAAAAGTAGATGAAACAAAAGATGATATAGATAATGATTATGTTCATAGTAGAGATAATTATTATAACTTAATAGATAAGGGTAATGAAGCAATCGAAGGCATATTAGATATTGCAAAAGAAGGCCAACACCCTAGAGCTTATGAAGTTGCAGGTCAATTAATTGGTCAAGTTGCACAAACAGTAGATAAATTACAAGACTTACAAAAGAAATTAAAAGATTTAAAAGAAGTACCAGGTAAAACTACTGCTAATATTAAAAACGCTTTATTTGTAGGTTCAACAAATGAATTACAAAAAATGTTAAATAGGAAAGATAATGAAGTTATTGAAGGCGAAAGCGGAACACCAGAACAAAATAATACTGGAAATAAGTAAAATACATTACATAAAATCCATGACGCCTTTGCCTGAATTGCTACAAGGTGAAGATATGCAAAACCCTATAGAAGTTAGACAACATCACTATTCATTAACGCCTAGAAAAGGTGTAGGCGGCAAACCTTACGCAGAAAAACAATACTCTGTTTTTAGAGGTAGTCAGAGAGTACAAGCTGCTTTGAATTTAGGTTATACACACATTGAGGCGGTAGTAATTAATGAGTAATTATAAAGAATATGAAATAGATACATCTTCATTAATAGGAGGTTGGTATATACCAGAAAAATGTTGTGATGAATTAATAGAAATTTACAAAAATAATAAAACAAAATGGGTTAACGGTAGTATAGGTTTTGATAATAGTTCGAATAATAAAATTAAAAAAAGTACAGAATTTATAATAGAAAGTCAAAATCACAATTTTTATTTAAAAAATTATTTACATCATTTGACTTATGTATTAGAAAATTATAAAAAAAAGTTTCCTTATTGTGATAAAGAAGTTAATAGTTGGGCAATATATAAAAATATTAAGATACAACATTATAAAGCTGGAGAAGGATTTTATGAATGGCATTGTGAAAATGATGGTTTTAAAGAATTTAGGTATAGACATTTAGCTTTTATGACTTATCTAAATAGTATAGAGAATGGTGGTACAGAATTTTATCATCAAAAATTAAAAATACCTTGTCAAAAAGGATTAACTTTAATCTGGCCTTCAGCATGGACACATTTACACAGAGGTATTATTAATGAATTTAAAGAAAAAACTATTATAACAGGATGGTATGTATTTTATGACTGACGCATATCTTGGGAATCCAAATCTAAAAAAAGTAAACACACCAGTTGAATTTACTAAAGAACAAATTTTAGAATATCAAAAGTGTGCCAATGACCCTATTTACTTTATGAGAGAGTACATAAAAATTGTATCTCTTGATGACGGTCTAGTGCCTTTTAATATGTACCCTTTTCAAGAACATATTGTAAGGACAATACATGATAATCGTTTCACAATTTGTAAATTACCTAGACAAAGTGGTAAATCGACCACTACTATTTCATATCTATTGCATTATGCCTTATTTAATCCTAATAGTAATATTGCTATTCTAGCAAACAAATCATCTACTGCTAGAGATATCTTGGGTAGATTACAACTTGCATATGAAAACTTACCAAAGTGGATGCAACAAGGAGTTATAAACTGGAACAAAGGTAATATTGAATTAGAAAATAAATCTACCATTGTTGCGGCTGCAACTTCTTCAAGTGCAATTCGAGGTGGTTCTTTTAATATTATTTTCCTTGATGAGTTTGCTTTCGTACCAGCAAATATAGCAGAGATGTTTTTCAGCTCTGTTTATCCCACAATCTCATCTGGACAAAAAACAAAAATGATTATCGTATCTACACCTTACGGTATGAATCAATTTTACAAATTATGGACAGACGCAGAAAATAAAAGAAACGATTATATACCTATCGAAGTGCATTGGTCAGAGGTGCCAGGCAGAGATGAAAAGTGGAAAGAAGCCACAATTAGAAACACCTCACCTGAGCAGTTTCAACAAGAATTTGAGTGTGAGTTTTTAGGTTCTGTAAACACACTTATTAGTCCAGCAAAAATTAAAAATATGGTGTTTAAGACACCTATTAAATCAAATGCAGGTTTAGATGTCTTTGAGGATCCTATAAAAGATAAAACATATGTTATAACAGTTGATGTTGCAAGAGGTGTCTCAAAAGATTATTCAGCATTTGTTGTATTAGATGTATCACAAATGCCTTACAGAGTTGTTGCAAAATATCGAAACAATGATATTAAACCTTTGTTGTTTCCACACACCATTGAACAAGTTGCAAAAGGATATAACCATGCCCATGTGCTGGTCGAAACCAATGATTTAGGGCAACAGATTGCCGAATCTTTACAGTTTGAGTTAGAATATGATAACCTGTTAATGACTACAAATAGAGGCAGAGCAGGACAAATTTTAGGTGCTGGTTTCTCAGGTCGTGGTTCAGGTTTTGGTGTTAAGATGACCAAACAAATTAAAAAGATTGGTTGTGCTAATATTAAAACATTAATTGAATCAGATAAGATTTTTGTAAATGATTTTAACATTGTTGAAGAGATGAGTACCTTTGTAAAACGAGGTCAATCATGGCAGGCTGAAGAGGGTAATACAGACGATTTAATGATGTGTTTAGTCATTTTTGGTTGGTTGTCTAATCAACCATTTTTTAAAGAAATGACTGATACAAATGCAAGACAAATGTTATATGAGGAACAACAATCATTAATTGAACAGGATATGGCGCCTTTTGGTTTTATAGATGATGGCACACCAGACCACGAAAAAGTTGAAGTGGATGAGTACGGAGATGTGTGGCATCCAGTCATAAGAAAAGGCCTCTAGTTTTAACTTATTATAAATATCAGTAAGGTTGAATTTTGAATATGGGCATAAGAAAACTTATGAGTATTGAATATTTTAAAATTATAATTAGCTAATTAAAAGGAGAAACCTAAATGGCATTTCAAGTATCACCAGGTGTTCTCGTACAGGAAAAAGACCTTACTAGAATTATACCGGCTGTTTCGACTTCTATCGGTGCTGTTGCTTTTCAAGCGACACAAGGACCTTTAGATGAAGTAGTAAGTATATCTAGCGAACAAGAATTAGTTTCAACATTTGGAAAACCTAACTCAACTACATTTGAGGGATTTTTCACTGCTGCTAACTTCTTAGCATACTCTAATTCTTTAAGAGTTGTCCGTGTACAGAATTCATCTGTATCAAACGCTACTGAATCAGGTTCAGCGTTTGTAGTAAAAAATACGACTGATTATACCGATAACTATGCTGACGGTTCTGCTTCTGTTGGTTTGTGGGCAGCTAGAACAGCTGGTGCATGGGGAAACAATTTAAGAATTGACTCATGTCCATCTGCTACTGTTTACGAAGAAACTAATAAAACAACTGTTGACGACTCTTCAACAAGTGTCGGCGATACAGTTGTTACAGTATCATCAGGAACAGGAATAAGTGCAGGCGACATAGTAAATTTCGGTGACAATTACGAATATAGAGTTGTTAGTGTTGCAACTAATGACTTAACAATTGTTAGAAAAGAAGAACCACAATACTTTGGCGCTTCAGATTCTTCAGGTTTACATGCAACTATCACAGATGGTGCAAATGTAAGAAGAAGATGGAGACATTACGATTTATTTGACAAAGCACCAGGAACTTCACCATATGCACAAGCAAACGGTGGTTCAGATGATGAGTTACATATCGTAGTTGTTGACGAAGACGGTGGTATTTCAGGAACTA